GAGGCAGCGGCAGCAAGCGACGCGGCCGCAACGTTGGCCCAGCCTGCGGTTGTCGTGCACATGGCCCGGGGCTTCATTCCCTACTCGATCGAGGTTGGGGAGGACTACCCCGGATTCGCGTCCGAGATGTCCACCCTTCTCGCTGAGGGGTATGACGAGTTGCTCGTGGATAAGTTCACCCGTGGCACCGGTTCGGGTGAGCCTTACGGCATCCTCACCTGCCTTTCGGCTTCGGCCTCTGTGCGGGTCACCGTGACCACGGTGGGCAGCATCGGCGCGCCGGATCCCTACAAGGTCTGGAAGGCGATCCCGCAGCGGTTCCGTCGGAATGCGTCCTGGCTGATGTCCGTCGGCGTGAACAACGCTATTCGGCAGATCGGCGCGGCAAACGTATTCCACGGCTACACGGTCAACCTCCCGGTTGACTGGGCGGATCAGCTCATGGGCCGTGCGGTTTACGAGTCGGCATACATGCCGGATACCACTACCAGCAACACGGCACCCGAGGGCCAGGCCGTTGTTGGCGACTTCAATAACTTCGTGATCGTCCGCAACGGTGGCATGTCCGTGGAGTTGCTGCCCCAGCTCTTCCAGCAGGTGACGGCCGGATCGGGGCCCGCTGTTCCGACCGGTCAGCGCGGTTGGTTCGCATACGCTCGCGTCGGTTCCAGGTCGGTCAATGACGCGGCGTTCCGCCTACTGGTGAACAGCTAGGCATGGCTCAAATCAAGCCAGCCGTACCGGTTGCAGAGGGGAAGCCGCAACCGGTACGGCTGGTCAATGCTGGTGAAAGTACCGACCCGGCGATTCATCGACTGATCGCCGAGTTGCACACCGCGTGGTCGAACGGGGATACGTCGACTGCACAGCGGATCGAATCAATCCTGCAGCTGCGCGGCTATCGCGCCTGACCTCTGATCGGCCATTCCGGCCCCGTGATTTGCAGCCCCCGATGCCAATCGATCGGGGCCGGAATGTGCCTTCAGTCCTGGGGGACTGACAAATGCCAATTGACGTTGTCTACGCCAAGTATTACGCCTCGCTGTCCCTGCCTGACGGTTCATCCGTCAGTGTGGCTCTGGGCCAGCACTACCCTGCCGCTGATCCTGTCGTGCGAGCGTTTCCTGACGCCTTCAGTCCCGATCCGCGCTACGGCATGAGCTATACCGGCGAGCCGCCCGGTTACATGGCGCTGCCGCCCGGCGTTCCGATCGAGCAGGCCACTGCACGGCCGGGCGACCGCCGGGATACTCCTCGCCGTGGCTGAAACCGGAGCGGTAACGGTCGCCTATGTTCACGAGAACGATGTCACGTATTCATGGCATCACTCGCTGATCGAGCTGATTGCCTATGACATGGCCGCCGAGGGGCGGCTCATTCGGGGCGGCTGGATCGCCATCCGCTGCGGTACTGACGAGCTGTCGTCAGCGCGCAACAAAGCTGTTCGCACGTTCCTGGACGAGCGCGACGCAGAATGGCTGCTCTGGCTCGATACGGATGCCGGGTTTGAGCCTGACATCATCGAGCGTCTGATCGATGCCGCCGATCCGGTCGAGCGGCCCATCGTCGGGGCCCTGGCCTTCGCGTACCGCGAGGAGCAGCCGGACGGTATGGGCGGTTGGCGCTGTCGGCCGACACCTTCAATCTTCGACTGGCATCGTATCGGCGAGGCTCAAGGCTTCATCATTCGTTGGGGCTACCCGCCTGACAGTTTGGTCAAGTGTGCCGGTACCGGGTCGCATGCTGTTCTGATCCATCGCTCCGCATTCGAGGCTATTGAGAAGGAATACGGCCCGAATTGGTATACGCGGATTCAGAACACGAGCAACGACACTCGGGTCAGTGAGGATCTGTCGCTCTGCATGCGGGCCGGTGCTCTGGACATCCCGATCTATGTGCACACGGGCGTGCAGACCAGTCACCAGAAAATCATCTGGCTCGGGCAGGATGACTTCCTGGGATCGCAGGATGCGCCGCCCGCCCTCGATAACGTGGCCGTGTTGGTCCCGGCGATCCGGACCACCAACGCGCCGCGTTTCATGGCCACCCTGCGGGCCAGTACGGGGCTTGCCACGGCTTACGCCATTGCGAATGAGGACGAGACCGAGCAGGCGGAAGCATGGGCCGCAGCAGGTGCGACCGTGCTCACGGTGCCGGGTGTGATGACATTCGCCGAGCGGATGAACGCCGGATATCTGGCCACCCGCGAGGCCTGGGTTTTTGTGACCGGCGATGATGTGCGGTTCCGCAAGGGCTGGCTTGATCAGGCCGAATCCGTGGCCCTGCAGACCGGCGCCTCGGTGATCGGAACCAATGACCTTGGCAATCCGCGCGTCATCAGCGGTGAGCACGCTACGCACATCCTGGTGCGCCGTAGCTATGTGGACGCGCGCGGAGCGAGCTGGGATGGGCCCGAGGTTCTCGCCCATGAGGGTTACGGGCATTGGTACGTCGATGACGAGATCGTGACCGCAGCGAAACAGCGTCACGCCTGGGCCATGGCGATTGACAGTCACGTCGAGCACCTTCACCCGCAATGGGGCAAGGCGCAGGTTGACGACATCTATATGTCCGGCGTCGCTTGCGCCGGCCAGGATCAGGAGACCTTCAGCGCGCGGCTGGCGCAGTATTCGGGGGGTGTCGAATGAAGGTGCTGGTCACTGGCGCCGAGGGCTGGATCGGCAGCCGCACGGTGGCCGAGCTGACCGCACGCGGGCACGAAGTGTTCGGCACCAGTCGCTATGGCCGTGACGCCTACACGCTCGATGTCTGCGACCGTGCCGCCGTCACGGCCATGGTCAGCCGGTTCCGGCCCGCCCGCATCGTCAATCTCGCGGGTATCCTCGGGACGGCCGAGCTGGCGGGCCGCGAGCATGCTGCCGCAGCGGTCAACATTCTTGGCGCGATCAATGTGCTCGATGCGGCAGCGCATACCGGTGCGCACGTGGTGCATATCGGCACCGGGCACAAAGGGCAGCCGAACACCTACGCCATTACTAAGGCGGCAGCCGAGGATCTCGCGCTGGCTCGGCGTCATCCGGCCGTGACGATCGTGCGGGCATATCACACCTACGGACCCGGGCAGGCTGCGCCGCCACCGTGCGGCACGGCCACCGTGCGTAAGATCGTTCCGAGCTTTGTCTGCCGGGCCCTGACCAATCAGCCCCTGCAGATCTTCGGTGACGGCAGCAACGTGATTGATCTCGTGCACGTCGAGGACGTTGCCGCCGTATTGGCCGATGCTGTCGAGCACGGCAAGCCGGGGCAGACCTGGGAAGCGGGCACCGGTCAGCCGCTGACTGTTCAGCAGGTCGCAGAGGACGTTATCCGGGCGACCCATAGCGATGCACCGATCGTGCACTGCGACGCCCGTAGCGGCGAGCCTGTAGGCGCTCAGGTGGTCGCGAGCTGGCCACGTTGCCCGGCGAGCTGGCCTGACCGGCTGCCCGAGACCATCGAGCACTACCGCAGGCTGGTGACCTCGGGGTGAGCGTTATTGCCTATACGGCGATCTACGGCGGGTATGACCCACTGCACTCGCACATTGACCACCCGGACGTAGCCGAGTGGATCTGCTACACGGATGATCCCGAGCTGATCCATCCAGACTGGACCGTCATTGTCGAGCCTGCCCGATACGCGCACCCGAGACTTTCGGCCAAGTGGCGTAAGACGCATCCGCCCCTGCTGACTGACCGCTCGATCTGGCTCGACGGGTCGGTACAACCGATCAGTCCGCGATTTGTCACGGGATTTCTTGATCTGCTGGACGCTGGCGCAGATATGGCCATGTTCCGGCATCCGCAGCGTGACAACATCTTTGACGAAGTCGCCTACTCGGCAGGTATGCGCAAGTACGAAGGCCTGCCGATGGCTGCACAAGCGGCGGGATATGCGGCCCGGCGATCCGACGCGCGAGAGCTAGGGCTGTGGGCATCGACCACATTCGCCCGCGAGCACCGGCCTCACGTTCTGCAAATGGGTGCGGCTTGGCAGGCGCATTGCGAGCTGGCGACCTATCAAGATCAGCTCAGCTTGCCAGTCCTTATCGCTGATTACGGTGTGCACGTGCTGCCCGTCGATGCCGATCTGCTGAAGAATGATTGGTTTGTCTGGCATTGGGGAAAACATGCCAGCTTCGATTGATCTGTCTACCGTGGTGCGCATCGGCGAGGAGTATCACCTGCGCCTTGGTCGGTGGAGTGACCTGGGTCAACACATGCGCGGCCTGCATGACCTGGCGCTCGATTACGAAGATCCGACCGTGGTCGAGCTGGGAGTACGCGAGGGTGCCTCAACAATCGCGTTCCTGGACGCACTGACCAGTGTCGGGGGGCATCTGTACTCGATCGATATTGACCATCCCAAGGTGCCGATCTGGTGGGCCGACACAGGACTGTGGACGTTTCTTATTGGTGACGATGTCTCACCAGCCGTCATTGCTGAGATTCCGGAGCGGATCGACATCCTGTTTATCGACTCTTCGCACTACTACCAGCAGACGATCGATGAGCTCGACGCTTATGCCTATCGCGTTCGTCCGGGTGGCCTGATCCTGCTGCACGATACGGAGTTAAGCGTGCCGCCCGGCTGGACGGGCGACCCTTTCCCCGTTCGCCGAGCACTCGAAACATGGTGCCCGGTCAACGGATTCGAGTGGACAAACCGGCCCGGCGATTCCGGCCTAGGGATGATTCGACCATGAGTCAGGTTGTCTACGTCAGCGATAGTGAGCTGGCCACCCTTACGGACACCTTTGCCGTGACTGGCACTCCGACCGACCCGACAACGGTCAGTCTGGCCGTGACCGATCCGAACGCGGTTCTAACGACATATACCTATGCCGCTGGTGAGATCACCAAGACTGCCGTAGGCGCCTACCGAAAGACGATTCCCTCGGGTATCGCGGGCACCTGGTCCTACACGTGGACAGCAACCGGGACGGTAACCGCTACCGATACCGGCTCCTGGGTCATCGCCTCGACCGATCTTGGCAACCTCTACTTCACGGTTGCTTCGCTGAAGTCCCGGGTTGGCATCTCGCAGACGGACGTTAACAGCGATGCCGAGCTGCACGGTGCCTGCTACGCGGCGAGCCGTGCGATTGAGACCTACACTGATCGCACCTTCTACCAGAGCGCATCACAGGCTCGGACTTTCATCCCTCAGGGCTGGTATGAGCTGAGCCTGCCCGCCTTCTGCGAGCTGGTTTCGATCAGTGAGCTTGCTACGGATGATGCGGGAGACGGGACTTTCGAGACCGTCTGGGCCGCCAGCGATTATCAGCTCCTGCCGGTCAATCCGCAGGCGGCACCTGAGACGCGCCCGTACAACTGCCTGAGGGCGGTCGGTACGCATACTTTCCCACTCACCGTGCCGACGGTGCTCACCCGAATGGACCGGGTGCGCATTACCGGCACCTGGGGATGGCCAGCCGTGCCGAATGCGATCCGGCAGGCCGTGGCGATCCTTGCTGCCGAGACGTTCCGACTGAAAGACGCTCCGTTCGGCGTGGCTGGTTTCGGTGAATTCGGCGCCATCCGGATTAAGCAAAACCCAATGGTCGAGGCTTTCGCCGCGCCATATCAGCGCTACCCGATCAAGGTTGCGTGATGGCCACCATTGCCGTCATTCGCACGGCCATAGCCGCCTCACTGGTGGGCATCAAGGGTGTGCGCTGGTATGACCGCTACGATGGCCAGACCGTGCCGCCAGCGGGCATCGTGCGGCGCCTGAGCACCAACTATGGCGTTGACTTCGAAGGGTCGGATGACCATCGGTTCGGGGTGACTGTCTATCTACCCCTTGCCGATCAGCCCGCCTCTCAAGACCTGCTCGATGAGTTGCTGTCGACGTCCGGCGCCCGCTCGATCAAGACGGCTCTAGAGGTGGACGGCACGTTCGGTAGCGCGGTCTCATGGGCGAACGTCGAGAGCGTCAGCGAAGAAGGCGTAGCGACGCTGAGCGGTGTTGAGGTCATGGCCGCAACAATCATCTTGACGGTTGGTGACTGATGCGCTGGCTCATCGTGCATCCGGGCCCCGGCTTCTCCGTTGCCGACGTGTATACCGGATGGGTCGAGGGACTGCGGGCGATAGGTGAAACCGTCAGCGAGTTCAATCTTGGTGATCGCCTCGCGTTCTACGATTCCGTGTTGCTGCCGCTCGACGATGACAACAGGCAGTTTCGGAAGGCGCTGACCGGTGAGCAGGCGATCGAGCTTGCGGTCAACGGGCTCGCCGCGAGTCTATTCAAGGTCCGGCCCGATGTTCTGCTGTTGGTCTCGGGATTCTTTACTGACGTGGCGATCCTTGAGCAGGCGCGACAGCTCGGCACGAAGGTGGTTGTCCTCAATACCGAATGCCCGTATGAGGATGATCGACAGCTCAAGCTCGCCGAGCATGCCGATCTTGCCCTGGTGAATGACCCGGTATCGGTCGATCGGTTCGCCGAAGTCACCAAGACGGTCTACACACCGCATGCATTCCGTCCGCAGGTTCACCACCCGGGTCATTCGCGTTACCCGGCATGTGATTTCGCTTTCGTCGGCACCGGCTATCCGTCGCGCATGGATTTTCTGTCACAGATGAACCTGAGCGGTGTTGACGTCCTGCTGGCCGGGCACTGGTCCAACCTGCCCGAGGACTCGCCGTTGCGACAGTATCTCGGACACGCGGTCAATGAATGCTGCGACAATCACCAGGCTGCCGAGCTGTACCGAACGGCGCGCGTCGGAATGAATCTATACCGACGTGAGGCGAACGATGCCGAATCAACGTTCGGCGTGGCAATGGGTCCGCGTGAGGTGGAGATGGCAGCCTGCGGGCTCTTTTTCCTGCGCGACCCGAGGCAGGAGTCTGACGAAGTGCTCGGCATGCTGCCCAGCTTTACCAACCCGGGGGAAGCGGGCGAGCTGTTGCGTTGGTATCTCAAGCACGGGGATGCCAGGTGCAAGCTCGCAGAATCTGCGCGTGAGGCCGTCCAGGATCGGACGTTCACCAATCATGCGACCCGACTACTCCGGTTGTTCGAACGGCAACCGGTCAGCGCCTAAACAGAGAGAGGGCTAGCCGTGTCCCGTATTCACGGACGTAACGGCCGCGTCTATATGTCCCTGACGTCCGGGGGCACGGCCGAGCCGGTTGCATTCCTTACGAGCTGGACCATTCGCGCCGCCACTGACAAGGTAGACGTTACCGCGTTCGGCGACACAAACAAGATTTACGTGTCCGGCCTGCCGGACGCTTCCGGCGACTTCAGCGGTTTCTATGATGACTCGACCGTGCAGACCTACACGGCCGCAACGGATGGCATCGCCCGCAAGTTCTACCTCTACCCCTCGACTAGTACCACTACTCAGTATTTCTGGGGAACTGTGTTGGTGGACTTCGAGGCGAACGGCTCTGTTGGTGGCGCGGTCGAGCTGAAGGCTGCATGGAACGCGGCAAGCACGATTACGAAGCAGGGATAGTTCCTTGCCGCTCGGATTTGAGATCCGAGGCGATCCAAGCGAATGGCGCAAGCTGGCCGACAGGTTGGATCGCCTCGGACCGTCCGTGCTGGCTGCCGTGGCCGATGCGATCGAGCACGCAGCTCGACCACTGCCCGCAGCCGCTCAGAGGCAGGCGCGGCGGCTCCTGCCGCACCGTGGCGGCCTGGGCGAGGCGGTAGGCCGCACGGACATGCCTGTCATTCTCAGGCGCCGGAAGCGAGCGGCAAGCGTGCTCATCGCCGCCCGGTCCAATGCCGTTAAGGACCCCGGTCGGATCGATCGAGGCCGAATCCGTCACCCCGTATTCGGCCGATGGGTCGAGGACAGTGAGGGGTTTAAGGGCGTCCTGCAGGATGTCAATCCGGGTTGGTTCAGCCTGCCTATGCGGACAGCCTCACCCGCAGTACGGCACGAGATCGTCACGGCCATACACACAACTCTGGATCGTTTCTAGTTCTCCGGGGGAAGCATGATCCTTATCTGGAATCCCGAGGTGGGTGAGCGCCGGGAATGGGCATTCGAACCGGCCCGACTGCGCAGTGTAGAGGCTGAGCTGATCGAGGCCCAGGGCGGCTCGACATGGGACACGTTTCACGAGTTCTCGACTCTGTTCATGCGTGGACACCTGCGTGCGCAGCGGGCTGCTCTGTGGCTTCTAAGGCACAGAGATGATCCTGCGCTCACCTTCGCTTCCGTCGACGTGACGCCATATGAGATCACGGTGCTATGGACGGACGAAGAGATGGCACGCATTCGGGACGGCCTTCGGGATAATCCCGACCTTGATGCAGACCAAAGGGAATACCTGCTTAGCCAGTGGGGCGGCAAGGACGATGAGGCGCCGGACCCAAAAGACTCGCCGAGCGTCTCGCCGCCCGAGATGGCTCAGTAACCGCGCGACGCATTAGGTATCGCTGGCCCATGGCCCAGGTGCTGCACCTGACGCCACGGCAACAGGACGACCTGACCGTCGATGAATTCGATTCCGCTTGCGACTGGCTCGACTCATTAGGTGGGTGAAGAGTGACCGAGCGTCTCGGCTTTGAAATCTTCGCCAATGAGAAGGCGTCACCAGCGGTCAATCGAGCCGCTATCGCCCTACGCAAGGCGGCCATTGACGTCGAGCAGGCCCAGGTGCGAGTGGCCAAGGCGTCTGCCACGGCTGAGAGAGCGGTCAAGGAGTACGGGGCCGGGACGCTGCGGGCGCGTGAGGCGACGGTACGTCTGAGCCGGGCGGAATTCGACGCGGAGCAGGCAAGCAGGCGTCTCAAGGCGG